TTTTCTTTAATTCATATGCTCCTTGCGTATCTACTCGAACACCTAAAAAACGCATGTCGACTAAACAAGGAAAAAGATCAGTCTCCAAATTAAAAATCTCTTCTATGTCTTGTTCCAACATTAATTTTTTTACATGCTGCCAAAGTTTAAAAGTTAACTCTGCATCTTTCTCAGCATAAGCTCCTACTTCGTGGGCAGGTAACTGCCACATATCTGCTTTAGCATCTAGTCCTCTTGCCTTTGCCGCTTCAGTTAAAGCTTTTTCACTTTTGCCTTCGTTTAAAAAATGCCATGACAAAGTATTAAGAGTATATGAAAATCTGTTTTCATCTAAAAGAGATGAAGCAATCATAGTATCAACAATTAAACCATTGATTTTTATACCTAAATTACGTATCCAGCAAACGTCATACATGGCGTTGTGAAAGATTTTTGTAGCAGGGCATGCGCAAATATCCTTAAACCATTCTAAAGTTTTAACCCTGTCCATGTTAGGACCTTCTTTATGAGCTATGGGAAAATACCATTTGTCATTATATGTAGCGACCGCAATACCTACAACTTCACCATTGCCAATCACCGCTCCGGATCCTTTCTTTTTTAAACCTGGATCTCTTGTTTCTAAGTCAATTGCAATTTCATCATAATCTCTTAGATCAGGGTATTCTGTTTTCTGTACCCATTCTGTTTGTGGAAGTATCATTTAGTATCTTTCATTTTTTTAATTTCTAATTCACAGTAGTGAATTATTTTTTCTAAATCCTCTATTTTATTTTTAAATAAATACCGGCAAACATATTTTACAACGTTGCCTTGAAAGAAACTTAGATTGTTTTTTGAAATAAATTCATAAGGTTGAATAGCAAATTTTTTATAATGACTTCCTCCCACTTGCCTATCCTGCGGAAATGCGTCATCAAATATATTTTTATTTGTCATAGTTGATACTCCTTTATTTTCTTTTTTGCTTTTAGTTTAAATAAATTATTTCTTGCTCTCGTGATGCCAACATACCACACTCTATTCTCCTCATCTTGTTTGTCAACACTTAATCTAATTCCTTTTTGAACTTTACTACCTTGATGTAAGGATAAGATTACATTGTCTTCTTCACCTCCTTTAGCTGCATGAATAGTAGACAACCAAATTCGAGCTCGTTCATTTAACTTTTCATCTGTGCTTAATAAATTTCTCAAATATAAAATTTCTTTTTGGTCCGCTACAAAAATGTCATGCCATGGAATTTTTGCGTCCCATTTTCCACTGGGTATATATTCTCTAACTTCATTAATTTCTTTGGGTTCTAAAGTTCCTTCGATAGTCCATTTAGTATAAGCCACTGCGGCATTGTGTAAACCTACCTTAAAACTTTTTCCTTTATTACTTTGGTAATATAAATTTTTCTTTTTTAATTCTTTCATAATTTCCAAGAGATTACTTTTAGTTCGAGTTAGTATTAACCATTTACCTTTCGTTAAATCAATTTGTCCTAAATTACTAATAGTAGACGCAAGACCTTCTTGCGCTCTAGGTAAATATTGTTTATGTTTCCTGATGCCTGCTATACGATTCACTGGTACTTGTGATTCCTGTTGCACGGCTCTTGAGATTCTACGCGAGTATCTAAGTACTCGTTCCTTTGCAGGCTCATTTATAAATCTATTTACATCAGCGCCAGCCCAAGCAAAAATAGCTTGATCGTCATCACCCGCTAAATATATATGATCACAATGATTTTTTAATTTATCATACAGTCTCCATTGAAGTGGTGAAAGATCTTGTGCTTCATCAATAAAGACAGCTTTGAATGAAGGCATCTTCTCTGCAGGTAAATCTAAAATCATTTCAATCATGTCATTAAAATCTAATACATGATTCTTTTCTTTAAACTCTTTTAAATTAATGGCTATGTGTTTAAGTATGTCCCAGTCTATTTCTTTTTTATCGTGTTCATTTCTATCAAACTCTTCTCGTATAGTTGTTCCTCTATTAATAGCTCTTCCAATTAATTGGAAGTAGGGATTATCGCATGTAAGAAAATGAGTTTCTTCTTCATTATATTTATCAGAAAAGTTTACACGAATATTTAATTTTTTTCCCAGCTCTTCGTAATGATAGGGCTGCATAACTTGTTCTTCAGTAAGTCCAAGTAAATGAAAACAGAAGGCATGTAGAGTTTGAAAGTATGGTACTTTTTTCTCTGACACACCTATTCTGTTTCGTGCTTCCCCCGCAGCTTTCTTTGTAAACGCAAAGTAACCTATCTTATGATAAGGTGTTCCAGTTCTAATGTAAGCTTTAACTCTTTTAAGAAGTCTAAAAGTTTTTCCTGTACCTGGTGGACCGTAAATCTTATGAATCTTTTCCATTGGCCCTTTTAAATGAATCTACTAATTTACCCCTCCATCCAAAGTTACCAATGTGGGTTGTCTCTCCGTCTGCTACTCCATATAATTTAAATCCTGCTCCTTTAATTAAATTACAGAAATGCACGTCTTCACCCCACCACATTCCATCTTTATCAAATGTTGTGTCCCAGAAGTTATAAAAATAATTATTTGCTTCATGAGATATTATTTCTTTTTGTTTTATTTTTAAATGTGGAAGATCTTTCATTAATCTTTCATAAACTCTTCTGTGAATTAGCGTAAGCCCCGCAGGTCCTTTATTTAATTCAACAAGTCCTTTGTTATCAACATTTATATTCTGATGGTCTTCAAATTCTACAGAAAATGTTACTGATTGGTCTTGAGTTTTTTTCCTATATGGAACACAGATTACATCTTTTTGTGCTACAATCATTCTTCCAACCACATCTGGTTCGAACTCCATATCAGCGTCAACGAATAATTGATAGTCCATCCCTGACTCTAAAAACATTGCCGTCAATACATTTCTGCCGTATCCTACATACGGACATTTAAAAGTATTTAAGGTTGATTTAATTTTAGCGACTGTAAATTTATCCATTAGTTTAACTAAAGATAAACATGTTGCCACTTGCATGGTATCATATGCAGGCATGCATACTGATACACTTGGTACTGGTGTCGTCATACTATTTGCTCCTTGTCTTCTATTATTATTTTTTCATCTGGTATTTCTTCTTTTTCTAAATCTGCAATCGGCAGCTTTAAAACTCTTAATGGTGGAAATGATTCTTTATTTTCTTTTTTAGGAAATCTTTTTTGACAATCAAAGTCTCCTTTAAAATATTGTTTAATCATCGTACCTGTTCTTGACCTGTCTTTGTTCCATTCATTTCTTCTTATTTCTTCGTAGAATTTATCATAATCAAAATAATAAAACTCTTCGTCTTTTAGAACAGCTCCACTTTTAAATGCAGCAAAGGTTGTTGCTTGAGGCCCGTTGACATAATCAATAATATATTTTTTAAGCATGTCAGTTGGGTTAGTTCCAGCTACAGGTTTTAAGTTGTCCATGTTAGCCCACAGTCCATCTAAGATAACTTGATATTCAGCGTTCTTTATAATTGGAGGAAAGATTGAAGTTTGCTCGGCAATCAATGCTCTCATTTCTTTCATCTCTGCAATCTTTTTTATATTTCTTGCATGCACTTGTTTTACTTTACCGCTTTCTAAATTTACATCAACCATAAATTCTGGTTCTGGTTTATAATTTATTCTAATTAATCCGCTTAACTCTGGCCATGTTGTGCTTCTATGACTACCAATTCCAAATTTTCTTTTTAAACAAGTTCCCTTTGCACAGTAAGCAGAGATTGGTAAGTCGCTACATTTAAATCCTTTAGTTTCATTCTTCCAGTATTTAATTTTTTCTTTTACTTTTTCATCACCCCATACATCATCATACTGTATATAATTTCTAGCCGCTTCTAATACTTTCTTTTCCCACACTTCAGCAAATTTCTTTTTAGCAAAGACCATGTAATTGTATAAGAATCGATCTCTTTCATCTTTAAGTTTTTTACCGTTGTCATCTATTTCTTTACAAATCATTTGTAGACATGGTGGACCATCATTAAATTCTTCTGGTCCACCAGTTATAATTTCATTAATTTTTTTATTACCTATTTCTTTTAGGGAATCTTTAGTTTGAAGATTTAAACTGACTACTTTTAAAAATTCCTCTAGTTCCATTTTAGTACCATCTGGTTTATAAGCTTTTCTTTCTGAACGTTTGTAATAAGGTAGATTAATAAAACTACCAGATGTTTTTTCATTATTTTGATTAGTACCTAAGTGAGTCTGTTTAGGAAATATTTCTGTGTTGTGTGGAAGTTTAAATAAAAATAATAAGTTAGATAGAAATTCTCTAATTAAAGTTGATGATACTTTTTCTTTTGTAAAAACGTATATGTGAAGTCCCCCACTTTTAGATTCTATGGGAATTACAGGTAAATCTTTTTCTTCAATAATTTTTAAATATTTTTGTAGATTAAAAGTTTTATAATCTTTAGGATCTATATCAATGGCGCCAAAGCTTGCTTGCGCATTGTCATCACATGGTTGAATTCCAATCGCTTTATTACCATTTAAATGTGCATCGTAATCTGCTTGTGTAATAGCGCGTTTAGACCAACCATAATCACCAGGATCAAATTTTAATTTGCCACTTTCTGGTTCTATGTAGCCGTTTTCCACATTACAAAATCCATAATCTCTTTCTAGACCATTAAAATATTTTCCAAATTCTTTCATAAATTAAGTAGGGCGCCTCTACTCTCGCTTCAGCGCCCCTGTTGCAACCTTTCCTTGCGCGGAAATTATACTATGTCCTGTTTAGCTTTAGGTTTGTCGTACTGAGGTTTAGCCGCTCCTTTCGAAACGCTTGCCTTAAGTTGCGCTGCAACTTCGTATATCTCAGCATCGTCATTCTTAGCTACATCAAGATTTCTAACTCTTGATGGTTTGTAGACATGCCAACTTTTACTTCCCGCTGTTTTACCAACCGTCTTTAAATTGTAGACAGCTGAATATGCAGCTGGATTGAAAGAACCATCAGCATCTGAGAATCTAAGATTCTTAATCAGATTATTAAGTTCTCTCGCTGGCGAGAGATTGGATGATCTCATTGGAATAACCGCAGGTTTTAACTCATTACCTACCATTGCTAGTACATAAAAGTATGCGGTCTTCTCAACATAGTTACCATTCGGTAATCTATATCTCCCATTTCTCTCCTCAACAGCATCTGCTGGAATCTCTAAGTGAGTCCCGACTGGAGCTGAAGCACTATCGCCTCTCTCCTGCCATTCTGGGAATCTAGTATGAGAGTGAGCTATAACTACATCAAGACCTTTTTGACCGTCAATGAGTTGCCCGAAGCCTGATGCATAGATCATTCCTGGTTTTGCCCCATCGACATGTTTAGGATCTCTCTCATTACATTCAGGTGAAAGTTGATGAAGTATTTTTAAAAGCGGAGTCGATACATCGTCCGATTTTATTTCTTCAGCGCCTTTGCCTGCGTCTGCTCTGAGATTGATATTAGCTAGTGCACCTGCACTATTCTTTTTAACTACTTCTTTATCCATATTACTCCTTTGTTAGTTTGTTAGTTTAGTAGTTTACTTGGTTTTAATTTTCGTTTGATTTCCTTCAAACGTTCTGAACAACTCTGAAGGAATTTTTCCACCACGTGTATGAAAATCCTCCAAAGTTGTTCTTAGAGTAGAAGCATGAACCGCAACCTTTCGATCGGGATCATAACCTTGTCCTCTTGCAAGGGTAGCATATTGCTCCGCCTTGTTATCTTCGTTTAGACCGAACTTAACTGTGATTTCATTTTTCACAATCGCTCCCAGTCCATTATCTCGAAGCCAGCTATGTGCCTCAGCTTTTTTATCAGCTATGATTGAAGCACCAAAAATATTTTTAACTTCTATTTGTGAACCATCATTCAACGTCATTGTTTTAAGATTTAATTGACTCATCAAATCTGGAATCACAATAGTAGAAAAATACTTTTCTCTTTCTTTTAATTCTTTTAATCTCTCTTCTTGATTAGAAATTTCTTGATGTATTTCTTGAAGAGTTTTAATTTCGTTTGATAATTGTTCGGGGTTTACTTGCGTCACCTGACTAGGTGCATCTTGTCTTAGATCGATATCTTTCATAATGTCTCCTTAATGTTTTAATAGTTTAATTTATAATCGCACTATCTTATATATAGGAGAATTGTAGGGTGTCAACCCTATTTTTGAAAAATATTTATTTCTATTGGATAATATGTTTTTTCTTGACGGTCCCATTTTAAAAGTTTGTAACTACCATTAGTTGTATCCGATACTATTGAGCATACCACACCTATGATTGCAGGATCGCCAGACAATAAAAGATAGTCATCGGGAGTAAAGTTTTTTAGAAGAGTTCTAAGTTTTAGAACTAAGGGCCCCGGAGACATTATCATTTGAGAAAATTCTGGAAGCAACGTCACAATATCGCCATACTTTTGTGCACCGACTATATTATACTTAGGTTCCCCTTTAGTAGTTCCTGGAATAGCTTGTATTAAATATACTTTTGACATTGACTTTTTTACTTTCAGTTAATATATAACAATTAGAAAGCAAAAGTAAATAGATATGAATTATAAATTTAAAACGAAGCCTTATGAGCATCAATTAAAAGCTTTAGAACGTTCTTGGGATAAAGAGTATTTTGCCTATTTTATGGAAATGGGAACAGGGAAATCAAAGGTATTAATAGATAATTGTGCCATGCTTTATGATAAAGGTTTAATCAATGGATTACTTTTGATTGCACCTAAGGGAGTTTATAAAAATTGGTATGAGCAAGAAATACCTCAACACCTCCCCGATCACATAGAAAAGAAAGTAGTCCTTTGGAAAACATCTGATAAGTCAGGTGAACAAGTTAAAAAACTAAATACTTTGTTTGCCCCTGAAACAGACTTTCATATTTTGATTATGAACGTTGAAGCTTTTTCTTATCCGTTCGGTTGTGAGTTTGCTAAAAGATTTTTAAATTCTCATAAAGCTATGATGGCTATTGATGAATCAACCACTATTAAAACACCAACTGCAAAACGAACTAAAAATATTATCGCTCTTAAACCTCTTACTAAGTACAGAAGAATTTTAACAGGTTCTCCAATTACAAATTCTCCATTAGATTTATGGAGTCAGGCTCAGTTTCTTGATGCATGGCTCTTGGGTTTTGATTCGTTCTGGGCTTATCGTGCTCATTATTGTGTTATGAAAACTATGAATCTTGGTTCTCGAACTATTAGTGTACCCGTTGGTCCTAACAGAAGAAACCTTCCAGAGCTAGAAGCAAAAATAAAACTATTTAGTGAAAGAGTTTTAAAAGATGATTGCTTAGACTTACCTGCTAGAACATATGTTACTCGTAACATTCAATTAACTGGTATTCAAAGAAAACTTTATAATGAAATGAGAAAGTATGCTATTTCAGAACTAGAAGGTAAAGTGTGTTCTACATCTACCGTTATGGTTCAGTTGTTAAGACTTCATCAAATCTCTTGTGGTTACCATGCCGCTGATGATGGAAAGATACAAGAACTACCTTGTAATAGATTAACAGAGTTGATGGACATTATATATGAATTGTCTGGTAAAGCTGTTATCTGGTCGTTCTATCAAAAAGATGTTCAAAGAATTATCGCTGAAATAAAAAAACAACATGGAGAAGATTCTGTTGTAGATTATTATGGATTGACTCCACAAGAAGAAAGACAAAATAATATTAAAAAATTTCAAGAAGATCCTAAGTGTAGATTTTTTGTTGGTACAACTCAGACAGGTGGATATGGAATTACATTAACATCTGCTAGCACTATGATTTATTATTCTAACGGTTATGACTTAGAAAAAAGATTACAATCAGAAGCTCGTATTGATCGTATAGGTCAAACTAAACCTATGACTTACATTGATTTAGTTGCTGATGAAACTATAGATACTAAAGTTCAAAAAGCTTTGAGAACTAAAATGAATATCGCCACTGAAGTTATGGGCGAAGAATTAAAAAATTGGATTTAAAAAATAAATCCTTTTATATCTAGAATTCTTTCTAGAAGAACTAAGGACACAGCCCCCACCGTGCCCAATAAAACCCAATAGATTTTGTCTATCTTGCCGCCCAATTCATGAATGCCTTTATGCATATGATACTGTGATTTCTTTAGACCTGTTATGTGGCCATAAAGAGATATAAGATGTTCTCTAGTGCTTTTAGGTTTTATTTCCATTAGCTTATTATTCCTCTTTGTCTTAAACGCATTTGTTTTTCTTCTTCGGATAATAAAGCGTTTTCAATTTCAGTCAAACCATTTTGAGTTAAATTAGCTTGAGCGTTCATTCCTTGGTTAAGAATATTTTGTCCTTGAGTTATGGTTTTATCATTAGGCATTGCTGAAGTCACTGATTCAGGTAAAGGTGGTGTAACGATATCTTCAACTAAAAAATCATCTAGATTTAATGAAAAAGGTTCATCTAAACTTAACTGTTTCATTTCTGATGCCATGTCTCTTAAAATAGGCGCTGCTTCAGTAAATGGATTATCTTCCCCTAGATTATTAGCAATTTCTCTAAACTTGTCTGCTACATCACCTGATGGAAAATAAGGTTCAAATCTACCATTGTTTAAATCAGTAAAAGTTTTGCTTGTTAATTGTCTATCTTCAAATTGATTTCTTAATGTGCCTATGTCTACTCCTAAAGTTTCAGCAGCTTGTAAATCATTAAACATAGTTTGTTGTACATTAAATCTTGCAGCGTTTGATTTAGCAAATCTATCTATAATATCATTAACTGTTACTCTACCACCTTTTAATAATCCAAACGCTCCACCAGTAAACTCTCTTCTCGCATCCCTAATTCCAGTTTGATAGTTTTGAATTTTAAAATCCATTGCTCTTTCTGGATTAACTTTAATAGGTCTTAAACCCATGAAGCCAGCAATCTCTGGACCCACATCTAATAAATCTCCAGTCTTAGTAGGAGTTTGAGTGCCTGCTTGATATAATCTTAAAAATTGTTTGTATGAAGGAGCCAATGCATTCATCGCATGCATCATTCTAATAGCTGCTTTATCCCCTGCAGGTGTTTGATCTGTGTATAATCTTCTTCCGTCTTTAGTTACTCCACCTCTTACAGTTAAATCTGCCATTGCCTCTGTCCAAATAGATTCAGAAACAAATGGATTTACTATTTCCGCCGTAGCTTCGTTAACACCATCTACAAAACTTTTTAATAATTGTTCTTCATTAGCCGCTCCGTCTTGAATATTATTTAATAAAGTTCTCATCGGTCTAGCAATTACATCGTAAGCATTACTGTGACTAAAATCTATATATCTTAAGTCTCCAGTTTCTTCATCCCTTACAGGAATTAATGTAGAGTTTTTAGACCACTCAGGAACGAATCTTCTTAAAGCATCTAGTTCATCTTGCGATACATCATACAAAGCTTTAGCACCTTCTGTTAAAGCAACTGGAGCTCCAGTAACAAAAGTAGTTAAACCCACTAATCTTTTTATTCCGTCTCCATAAAATGGGTTATCATTTTTAACAAAGGCCCCTGCTTCTATGTCATAAACTATTGGTGATACACCGCTACCTCGTGTAGGTCTAGAATGTCTCATTTGTTTTAAACCAAGTTCTGCAATGTTAGTTGTAGTTCTAATCATTTCAGATGGGAAAGACATAAAGTTACCGATAGGTAAAAGTCTGGCTGTTCTAACCGCTGATCCAACAAAAGAATAATTAGGTACAGTATTTCTAACTATGTCCGCTGCTTCTTTTTTTAAAGTATCATTTGTTACAAATATACCAGCTTTATCATAACCTCTTTTAAGTTTATGCATTTCAACAAAGTAACTTGCAATTTTAAAAGTGTCATCCTCTGCAACGTATTTACCTTGCGCCCACATAGGAATTTTTTTTAATTTAGACATCATAGGACTCAACACAGTATCGATGTTAGAAGCTTGCTCTCCAAATCTTACATCTCTTAAAAGATTTTTTAAATCTCCTATTTGAACTTGTTGATTAACAACACCTAATTCTAATAACTCTCTATATAATTTTTTAAATTCTGGAGCTTGTGTAGATGGATCTAACTTAGTTAAACCTGATATATTTAATCCATCTTTAAATGCACTAGTATAAAATTTAGGTTCAAATAAATTTCCATTTGCACCAGCAAAACCAAAGGCACTTATAAAATTTCTTAAGTGAGTAGGAGCAGATAAAACTGTTTTAGATAACTGTGAAATTGCTTTAGGAAATAATAATAAGTTTCTATAAAACCAACTTACTGCTTGTTCAGCTCCTTCTTTACCCTCTCCTCTTACAAAACCTTGAAGACCCCCTGCTAGATTATTAGCATTTTTAATAGCTTCTGCTATTTCTTTTGTAGTCCATTTAGTAGATAAAGGATCTACAATTTTACCAGCTCCAGGTAATTCTTTTGTAATGTCTTTCATAGGAACTAATTCAATTCCAGTTCGCATAGAATCTAAAGCTTTCTCCCCTGCTTCTTTACTACCCCAAAAAAATCCTCTACCACCTGCTGCTTGTACTTCATCATTCTTTGCAGCTACATCACTTAAGTATGCTGCAGTTCGTGCAACAGAAGATAGGTTAGTCATAGCATTAAAGATAGAGTATCTTGGATCCTGAATCTCTCCTAATAATTCTCTAATTTCCCTTGGTGGAGCATTAGTATTTTCAATAGTTTCTTTTATAAAACTCGCCCCTGGTCTTCCTTCCATAGTTTTATTAATGTATTCATTAAATCCTAATTCTTTAGGTTTTTTTGTTTTACCAACAGTATTAAGTATACTTTCTACTTGAGCTCTTGCTTCTTGAGTATATTTATTGCTACCCATATCAAATGCAGTGTCTCCATTTTCTTTAGCTATTTGTTGTCTAAAAAATCTTACAGCTGCTGTGTATGCTTCATCTGTAGGAGTGTATCTTTGAAAAAATTTAAACAATCCTCTTTTAGGAGTTTCAAATATCTTATAGGTTCCTCCAACCCAACCTGTAATTCTATCTTTAAATAAACCCTGTAGTTCTTTAACTCCCTTACTTAACTTATCCCCCGTAGCATTGTTATCAAGAATATTTATTAGTTTATTAAATTCCCCTCGCGCATTATTTAAACCACCTACAATAACTTGTCTTGTTTCATCTTTAACATTACTTTTTTTCATAAGGTCTAAAAGATCATCAAGTTTTGTTGAATCTATTGGAGCTCTTATATCTCCTTCAAATAATATTTCGTTTAGTCCTTTTAAAAATTTATCTTTTTCTGTTCGAACAGATTTATCAAACATAATTTGAGTTTCAGGAAAAATACCATCTACTTCTCTAGTAATGTTATCTACAATTTCTCTTGCTCTATTTATATCTCTTCCTCTTAAAGCTTCTTTTAAAGTTTCTGATTCAAACAATTCCTGTGTTAAACCACCTCTTGGACTAAAGGGAGCTCTTACATATTTATCTAACCATCGAGCAAATTGAGAATTACTATAGGCAAGATCTCTACCTTTGTTAGCTAAAAGTTTAGCTGACTTACCTGCTCCATAAACAAATGGAGTAATAAGTAAAGACTCAGAACCAAACTTAATTCTGTTCATTAATTTTCTAGCTGCTTCTTCTCTATCATCAGATCTTTCTTCTCTATCTAAAGATGTTGGGCCATCAAACATATCACCAAAGGTTCCTATTTTTTCTGTGTCAGCAACAAATGCTTCTCCAGCGGCGCCTCCCATAATCCCTGCAGCAAATCTTCCATACTTAGCTTTTCGATTAAAGTCTTTTACTTTGCCCATTGCGGACATTAAATTTTTGCTTTTTAAATTAGCATAGTTATTAGCACGTTTTGCACGTAAAGCTTTAGCTGTTAAATTTCTAGCTGCTTTGTTTGCAAGTTTAAACCCCATAGCCCCTGGAACTCCTACTTGAACTAATGCTTCTGTTAATCTACCAATAGCTCTTTCTTCTGCAATTTCTTCAAAGGGATTTAGTTTATCAAAAAATTGTTCAACACTTGCAGCTGTGTTTGTATCAGCTCCAAGATCAATAAGTTCTGCTGCTAATGAAAAAACTCCTTCAGGTACTTTTAATATACCAGAGGCTATCCCTGATGCGGCTGCGGTATACCAAGCAGTGTCATTATCATACTCTGCGGAGTTAAGTGGAATCCATTCCTCTGCCATTTATCCTCCTATGCGCCAGTGCCACCAAAAGGTATTTCTTTATCTTTTTCTTTTATTTTATCAATAACCTCTGGAAGGTAAAAACCATAAGCATCTTTTATTCTTTTATATTCTTCGTCGCTTATTCCTTTTCCTTTTTTAACAGCAGTTGCACTGTCTTTTTTAGCGCTTGGGTCGTAAGTAGTTATGTCATCTACTATTATAATTCCTAAGACTTTTTTACCATTTTTATCTAATTTATAGTCTATTTTTTTTATCTTACCATCATTTACATCATAGAAAGCTTTACCAATATTCCCTTTCTTTTTCATCTTAGCTTCAATACTTCCATCACTGTAAGCTGTTGTTCCTCCAACTAAACCTCCAAAATTAGATCCAAATTTTTTCATCATAGGCACTTTAATATTTTTTTCAAAATTTGCTCTGTTCTTAGCTTCATTTTCTGTTCCATATAGTTTAAAATATTCTATAGCTTGGTTTTGTTCACTAAACGGATCATTTGCTTTAGTCGCATCCAGTCTCATCTGTGCAATAGTTTTTTCACCTTGTATTTTTGCTTTTACTTCTTCCATTCTTTGTCTATGTTTTTTGTCAGCTACCTCTTTACCGTACATTCTTTCGTCGTCTCTGTACTCTTTGTATTTTTTATCTTCATATGCCTGCTTCTTCTCTAATTGACCTTCGTCATAAGTTCTTCCTTCTATTAACTTACCGTAATCTAATTGATCTTGATCTCTTAGAGCATCATAATCTAATTTTCTTTTTACTCCTTCCATTCTAATACTTCTATCAAACTTAGCTTTGTCCGCTGCTTGTTGCATTAACATTTTATTAGGATCTTCTAAGTTTGAAATTAAATCAGCAAAAGAAGTAGATTTAGCAATCTGTGGACCAGCTGCTAATAAATAAGAAGTTACAGGATCCATTCCCCCATAAGGTCCTACTCCTTGTTGTATTTCTTCTATAAAAGATGATTGCTCTCTTTGCGGACGAACTAAAGGATTTTCTGCATGCATAGATCTATCTACGATACCAGTCATAATACCTGTACCGACGTTTCCGCCTTTTCTAAACATTGGTCTTTTAAAAGTTCTCATTATGCTGTCGTTCCACCTAATACACCTGGTTGATTAAATGCTCTGTAAATTCCTGCAAGTGTAGTTCCTGCTCCCAAAGCTGTACCTAAAGCAGTTGGATTAGGTGTTATAGTTTGTTGAGTCTGTCCAGGATAACCTGCTATTAAACTTGTTACACCACTTCCATAAGCCTGTGAAGCAGTTAATGGTTGCATTAATTGTTGTTGTAATAAATTTTGTTGAGCTGTTAATTTTGCTTGTTCTTGAGATTGGTTTACACCACCTAAAGTTGAAAGCGCCGCTACATCTTGGCCTAAGAATTGTTGTCCTTGACCAGCTAAGTTTAATTGATTCATCATAGCTTGTTGTGCGGCTTGTTGAGCTTGATTAAATCCTTGTTGATTTAATTGTGCTAGTAATGCTGCTCGGTTCCTGTCGCTTGTTGCCCCGTACTCGGCTAATTGAACACCTTCTCTTCCACCACCAAATGCACCTGAACCAATAGCTTGAGCTCTTAATGCTGGTAAACCTTTTGCTGCTTGGACATCAAATTCGTCCATAGTAGCTTTAATAACATCTTTTTGATATGGAGATTCAAATTGTTTATAACCTCCAGGAGCTGCATAACTTGCTGCAGTTGCAAGATAAGGTTTGTAGGCACCTAAACCCCCTAATGCTGTTGTCTGAGCATCTTGTTGTAATTTATCAAGACCAGCAACAAATTGCGGTCCAAATATTTTACTTAAATCTGCTGCTTTGTATTGACCAGCCGCTGCTGCTAGGTCAGATAAAAATGTTTTACCGCCTGCTTCTATAAACTCTGGTGGTAATATACGTTGTTCTGATACTGCCATTATCCTACCTTACTCTCTAATTGTTTCATTTTATCGTATAATATTTGAGCACCTTTATTGACGTTTCCGTTGCCAACTGCTCTTACTGCATCTGCAGTAAACACAAATTCATTGTTAGATAACATCGCAGGGACATCATCTGCTTTTTCTTTTATACCAACAGGGGGAATAAATCCACCAGTTTCTCTAAGGTCTAGTTCAGTTACACCTGCTTTATTTTTTCTCACAGGTAGGTTACCCATGATGCCTGCTGCTTGAGCCGTGTCTCCATAAGCTAATCCAACTCTACCACCTTTTGCCATAAACTTATTCATTAATCTCATCATCTCTTCTCGAAATTCTTCTAACTCACCTGCGTTTAATTCTTTGTATGGTTTACCAAACAGTCTCATAGAATGCTCATCTCTATCTCCTTCACTGTCTCTGTAAAAAGGATCATCTACTGATGCCATCTTTGTGCCTTTTGCATAATTAACTCTGCCACCTTTAGCATAATTGTCAGGTGGATTAACTGTATCCAAAACATATTGATGAAAGCTTCCACCATAACCAGAGTCTTTCCACTCTTGGTAAACTTCAATTATATCATTATCATTCATTCCATAATATCGTAAGTGTTCCATAGCTCCACCCATTCCAGCCATTTTCATATTTTCTTCTGAAGGGGCTTGTGCTTGATCATCAATTCTATCGAAAGCGATATCATAAACTTTCATTTGTAGATCGGGTGAAAGTTCGTATAATTCTTTTCCATATTGTTCTTGTGCTATTTCTTCTGCTAGCATTTGAGCTTTCCAGCCTCTTTCGCCACCACCAGCAAAGTTATCTGTAATTTGCACTTCTTCTTTCATTTTTATACCTTCTCTTGGTGAGCCAGCATATAAGCCTACTCTTCCACCAGTCGCGTACTCAGATACGTTTACTTCAACCATTTCTTCTATTTGTCCATCAGGTAAACTAGGATTTAATTTTCTAAATAAATCTCTTAAGTAAGGTCTTAGTTTATTTGGATCTCTTTGAACTTCTTCAATTTGTTCTTCCGCCATACCTTGACTTCCAAGATAAGTAGCTAATGCAGTACCAATTCCTATCTTAGTTCCTGTTCCCATATTCATAAATTTACTTAAAAGTCCGTCTGTAGCATATTTTCCTACTTGCCCAGGGACTCCGGGAATTCCTTTGGTTCCAAATAAAGCTGATCCAATACCACTTAAAGATCTCATACCTTTCATGCCAAACGCTCCGCCAGGTAAACCAAAAGCTCCTATACCTAAAATAGCCGCTTTACCTACAGGGGATTTAACAAGTTTCTTAATTCCTTTACCTATAGATTTTACTAGGCTTCCTAATCCGTATAGTTGTCTGGGTTGTTGCATTCTTGATATTGTCATAATTTTGTCTAAATTTAATTAAATGTGCAGGCGTAGAAATCCTGAATATAGCAGTTTATTTGATTTTTTTAGAGTCGTCAACAGGTTTCGAAGGGGTTTCCCCCTGCTTCAAGTCATCAAGGAATCTTCCACAATATTGATACTCTCCGATATGACTAATATAATCTGTTATAAATAGATATACTTTACCACCTAATTTACGCCATCTTTCACAAAAACCAAAGTCTTCACCAAAATAACGTTTAGTATCCGGTTCGTGTAACGTGTCAAATAGGTTATAAAAATTTTCTTTTTTAACTTCTTTACCATTCATATTGGTAGGCTGAAATATCTCTAGTTCAGGGTGAGCTTTTATAAGATCAGTAATTACTTTTCTTTTAATTAACATACATCCTGTAGGAGCATGAGTAGCTTCCATAATACCTTTATCTACTGTTATATCCTTACTTCTATCTAGTTTAACAGGGAAAGTATAACCAGCTTTAGCTAAATCATCTGGACCATTTATTGCTTTATCTTTTTGTTCAAGTCTTTCCCACGCTTTGTCCCAACTAAATTGTTTCATTGGATAAGGGCAAGATATAAGATCTTTATCTGCTTCTAACATTTTTTCTATAGTACTAAAATTAAAATCAATATCAGAATCTACAAATAATAAATGAGTGTAATTATCTTCATGATTTAAAAACTCTGCTACACATAAGTTTCTTCCTTGAGTTACTAGTGAAGATTTCATTATAGTAAAGCTAACTAACATATTTCTTCGCATACATTGTTGTTGGAATTTAAGCACAGCTTGACAATAATGCATAGACACATCACTATGCACTGGAGTACATACCATTATTTTGTGTGGTGAACGTCCTAAATTTATATTAGTAATATTAGTATCGTTTTTATTTTTTTCAACTTCGTCATTAAACCAAAGCGGCTCATTTGGATACTGCATCTAATGCTCCTTTTAAAAATCTCTCCCATTGTTTACTTATCTTTTTCCAATTGTAATAAGAATTAGCATATGCAGATTGGCAATCTAAATGATTTGTAATGTCAGTTTGATGTAAAGTTTTAGAAGCTGCTTCTATACCAAAAGCAAACTTGTGGGCTAAACTTCTAAAGTCTTTTTCCACAGGAACGTACATTGGAAATTCGGCCCCTGTTTCATATAACGCTCCTAAATCTGTAGTAATACAATATAGCCCTGCAGCCATAGATTCTAATAAAGATATGCAAAAGGTTTCTTCAAATATACTAGGATAGACATACATATTATATTTATGTAAATTTTCTTTTATGTAGTTATTTGGTTTGTAACCAATATAATTTACGTTTGGTAATTTTTCTGCTTGTTCATATAAAGGTTTATAATGTTTATCATTTTTTTCATAAAATTCTTTTCCATAAATTTCACATGAAGAATAAACATCTAACGTAATTAAAGGATTCTTAACTAATTGCATGGCTCCAAGTAAAATAGATAAACCTCTCCAAGGAGTATTTTGATGAATTATTTTTACAGGTTGGCCTAGCTCGTAGTGAGGAGCTTGTTGAATTTTATCTATACCATTTTTTATTACGATAGATTTATCAGTTGGTATATCAAAAAACTGTCTAAACTTTTCATAAGTCCAATGTGAATTAAAAACATACCAATCATATTTCCCATGATTTTTTTTATCTCTGAACCATGGTGCCAGATTCGGTTGGTCATATGAATTTTTCTGCCAGAGAATATTCATCTTAGTTGGATGTAACGGAATTTTTTCAGGGACAGATGTAGTTATTTGTACTTGGTCCAATAACTTTTTATCAACATATTTTTCTAAATATTCGAATTGTAATTCTGTACCACCCTTAGGTGTTTGATTTCTTATTATCATTAATTAGTCTTTCAATTATTTTAAAAGTCGTAATTCCTACTTTTGTATTATACTCAGGACTACAACATACAAAAATTTTGTCAAATGTTTGTTGAGGGATAAAATTAAGACGTTGATCAAATTTATAAGATCGTAGTTTTTCTCTTATTTTTTCCATGTTTAAATGAGAAGGATGTTCTGATTCTGGATTATTAATCCAAATATAATTTATTTTTTTTAAAAAAATATTTGATAAATGATATAACCAGTTACCCTCATCTAAAGTTTCGTATTTACAATAAGCATAATCGTGATGATGGTCTATATTATATAAATTATATTCATCATAATTATGAGTAAAATGAGTATATATTTTGTCATGACTATAATCTAAAATTATATTTTCATGTTTAAATAATAGAGGAATAGTAAAAGATAAAAGGTCTTCTTGATGCCTTAAAGATATTACCCAATCACAATCTATAGAAAGAATATTAAGTTTTTTTTCCTTTGTCATTACCAACTAATACTTTCTGCATTATATCTAAACCTTTCGGTGAAACCTGCACAACTACATCTTCAACTATGTCAGGTCCTTCTTTCTTCTCTTTAAACACTTCGCCAGTTTTTGTATTTCTATAAGTAGTTATAGTAGTACAATGAATTTTATGTATATTATCCGTTTTCATTCTCTCTTGTTATCAAAGCATAACTAACAGCACCCTCAATTACACCGCCGCCTTCGCCTGATTGTACTTGTATAGCATCCCCTGCTTCTAAATTCAACCCCTGAGGAGCAGCATTTTCAGTAGTGTTAGATGCTAAACTTTTTACAAAAAATCTAGCATTTGAACTAGCGCTGCTGTCTTTCATTCTTGCTTTTACCACCACTGCGCCAGAACTTGTATTAGCTAAATATACACTTTTAACAATTCCAACGGCTGTGGTCGCTATGGTTAACACAGTAGTTTGACCTGTTCCAGTTAATGAAAATATTGAATTTTTGTATTGTATTGTCATGATAAAAAATAATTAAAAGCGTCTTGTTCGTTTTTTAAATCTTGTTGAAAAGAAAAATTTAATTGTTGCTTCATACTGTCTAAAGATTCTAAAATTTGTCTTTGATTATTAACATCGTATTCCTCTTTAGGTTCAGGAATATAATTAGTTATCTTAGCCATATTGTCCCCGTCTAGCTTCTCTGGCATCATCTGCTTTTGTATAACCAGACATTCCTACTCCAGGTGATTTAGCAGCAACTTTTTTAGTAGCAAAATTAGCTAAACTTGGTTGTTGGGCGTCACCTCCTAGCGAAGTAATAGCTTGATTTAATTTTTGTAAATTCCCTTCACTATAATTTTTACCTTCTGCTATTCTTTTAAGAATTTTATTTCTTCTGTTTGTAATAGAACCTATAGGGCCTGGACCTCTATGACTTATCATATTATAGCCTTGCATAAGTCCGCCTGGACCATAAAGATTTTGAAGAGTTGGCCCATATCCTCTCCTTACTAAATCTCTAGTTGCTATTCCACTTTGAGTTGGTTTAAACAATGAGCCTATACCTTGTATTAAATTAGCCATGAAACTATTATTCATAAGTTTTTGAAAAAAGTTTTGTTGTTCTACTACTTCATCTGATTGATCGTCATCAATATCTGTTGCTTGCATGATGCCTGCAAATTTGTCCATGTTTAGTGGTATATTACGAATACCTGCATTGTCTTGTATATCTTTTAAACTTATTATATCTTCATCCATCACCGGATATTGTCCTTGATAATATTCTAATCCTCTTCCTCTTCCTCCAGGATAACCAAAAGTATTAGGGCCTCCTAATGCATAATATAATTGTGATTTTCTAAAATCTTCCATGGTCTCCATAGGGTTTCTAATTTGAGGGGGAGGAGTATTTCTTTCATAAAAACCAGGGGGTCCTATAGCTGTTAGTGTGCTAAAAGGTAGATATCTATTTCCTAATCCTTCGTTTAAAGCTTCATATGATGGTATTGTTGCCATTATCTTCTCCCGTCCGCTTGTGCGTCTAATCTTAATGTTCCATATCGCCAAGTTTCGCCTGTAGCGTCGTTAGCAATATTAAGTGAGACCAGTCTTCCTCTGGCTCTAGTATCCACCTTATCAGTAGTTGTGGTTATTGTAAAGGGTCCTAATGGAGAACTTACAGGGGTAGAATCTGGGTAAGAACTTACAAATAAAGTAATCTTAGCGTTACCAGATAAGTATTTAAAATCAGGTAAAAATCTTCTAACTGACATAAAGTATTCTCCGTCTCCTCTAAAGTCTGCCACGCCAGTTCCTTGCCCCATCATATTTTTTCTTGTGGTAATATCGTAATCTCCAGATCTAATGAATGCATTAATAGAAGTAGTCCCTGAACTATTAACTTGATCAGTTCCTTCTTCATGAGAGTAATAAATAGTTGCTCCATATTTATTTGTAATTCCTAAAATAGTTGGAAATACAGGGGTAGCCGTAGATGTATAATCAGTTGCGTAAGGATTGCTAAATACTTGTGCATCTATCCATGTTGTTCTATCAAGAGAGCTTGTAGTCCAAACGTTTTCTCCATAATTAAATGTAACACATCTGTCAATTTGAGTACTACCATTCTTAGGATAAAACCAATTTATTTCATTATATAAATTATTATGACCTGCAGCAACCAATCTACTTGATGAATAATTAATTCCTAAGTTATCTCCATTATCGTTAAAAACAAAATCTTCAACTAAACAAGGTAAATATTTAACTGTACCGTCAAATTTAAAAAATCCACCTGCATCACCCATCCAATATACAGCTCCATCTGCTGCTACTGCCGCATGTTGACCTATGCATCCGCAGTTAGTTCCAACTAACTTAATACTAAATGTAAAAGGTGGACCAACAAACTGAGCTAAGTAAGCTGCGGTATCAGTTAAAATTAAAAGATAATCTTTACCTGTTACAGCTGCTCTAATTTCATTTCCGTTATCTAATCTAAAAGTCCCTGCGGTATTAGTTGCAGTTGGACTATAAGTATTTAAATCTTCTTGATTAGAAAATCTAATAAACATAGGATCTTGTGTACCAGTATTGCCAATCGTTGTTTCTGTTCCTAAATGAAATAAATGTCTATCTCTATCTGAAACCACAGTCATGATAGAGGCTGTTGGATTGTTAGTAGTTTGATATCCACTAGTTGTTGTAGATGCTCTATTTGCTCTAGGAGTTGTAGCCCCTGCATCCCACGTAAAAGTTTTTCCATTAAATATTGTAGCAACTAAAACTTGACCGTAGTTATCAAGACTCCAGTTTCCTGGATCGAGAACCACTGAACTTGTTGCTCTAGCTGTTCCCCATGTTGAAGCGCCCCATGTTGAAGTTCCCCATCCATAACCAAGTGTTTGAGTAGTAGGTCCAACTGTTATATATGGAGTAACCGTAGCTGCACCTGCGGCAGTCATACCTGCTCCACCTTCATTACTAGATGCTTGTACTTCTAACCAATCACCACCACTATCAACATTTATAATTTCGTAAGTTTGTTGTAAATCAGATGCGGTATAAGTAGAAGCACCTGTAACTGTTACGGCTGTTACAACAATATATTCTCCTAAAGTTAAACCATGAGAAGCTTTGTTAAATCTAACTGTATTAGAACCATTTGTAGTTGTAATTGTAAATCCTGTAATTGCGGTATCTAGTGGAGTAATGTCAAACCACGCATCTCCATAAAAAAGAAATAAACCTTTACTTGTTCCAATTGCTGTATAACGTTCACCAGTTAAACTAGTAAAAGCATGTTGAGCTCTTGCGGGCCCTGGTAAAGTTTCTTGTGCAGCAGTTAATTGATTCCACCCACCTATTTTTTCTGGTAATCCATATCTAAATCTAACAAAGTCTCCATCTGTCCACTGACCTTCGGCCCCTGATTCTGTGGCTTGTTTGTTAAATCCCGGCTTGAAGTTTAATTTTTGTAGCATATAATAGGTTATATAATAGTTTTTTAAAGAAGGAAAGCCAGATTATGTCAAAAATATTAGGTGTTAATACGTCTCATAATTGTTCTTTTGCAGTTCTTACTGATAATATTTTAACAGAATATTATGAAGAAGATAGATTTAATAAGATAAAACATTATTGTCCCGACCCTGCAGGCGATCCAGACTATGAATATGAGGTATTAAAAAAATTTAAAGATGTTACTTTTGACTGTGTTGTAATTAACTCTCATGACAGGAATAATTTTGTAGTTGAAAAAGCTATTGTAGATAACATTATAAAACAAGTTAAACATAAAAAATATTTTTTTTACCCACATCAACATCACATTTTTCATGCTTTATGTGGTTTTTATTTTAGTAAATTTAATGAGACCTTAGCTTTAATAACCGATGGTGGAGGCGAAAAATTAATAACCGAAGATTTTGGTGATCCCATAGCTCAAGCTTCTTTTGATACAATAGAATCTATTTACTTAGTAAATAAAAAAAGTGTAAATAATTTTTATAAACACCTATCTAATAAACGAATAGATTATTTTAATTCATTTATAGATAAACAAGAGTACAGAAGATATGGTAATACCGATATTAAACTCAGTAATAAACTTTGTGGAGGTTTAAAATATTTATACTATAAAGAAAAGGCTGGTTTTACCGACCAAGGTGCAGAGGGTCAGTTAATGGGGCTAGCGGCTTATGCCGATAGACCATCCCCTGACTTAGATTTAGATGCTCTTAAAATTGCAAAAAGGGCCCAAGAAGAAACTTTACAAGAACGAATAGAATTAATTAATAAAGCTAAAACATATAGTAACTGTAAGAATATAATATTGTCTGGAGGATATCATCTTAATTGTTCAAACAATTTTAAGTTAGTTAAAAAATTTCCAGAGTTTAATTTTTTTGTAGATCCAATTGCTTATGATGGAGGAACTGCGGTAGGAGCCGCTTATTATTATGAAAATTATCACAGATAAAGAAGAAGCTGTAAATAAAATTCTAGATCAAGAAATAGTAGTTATATTTCAAAATCATTCTGAATGGGGACCAAGAGCGTTGGGTAATCGTTCAATGTTATTTGATCCACGAAATAAAGATGCACAAAAAATAGTAAACAAATTAAAAGGACGTCAATGGTGGCGGCCAACTGCAGCAACTATTCTTTATGAACATAGAAATGATTATTTAGAAATGCATGGATTAGATGAATCTCCGTACATGACATATGCAATTGATGCTAAACAAAAAGCAATAGATGAAGTACCTGCGTGTGTTCATAGAGACAATACATGTAGATTTCAAACTTTAAAGAAAGAACAAAATCCTAAGTATTATGAATTAATAGAATTATTTTATAATAAAACTAAAGTTCCTTTGTTATTAAATACATCTTTTAATGCTGCGGGTTGGCCTTTAGTAGAGTCTTTTGATGATGCCATATCAACTTTAAAAAACAGTGAAATTAAATATATATATCGACCATGAACGCACAGATATCAGATTTAAAACTTAGAATAAATTCTTTGGTACCTAAAGATGTTTGTAAATATCTTATTAATTTTTTTGAAGAAAACCAAGATTTTATTACACCAGAAAATAGTTATAAATATCCAGATAATAAAATTAAAGAAGATAATTATAGATGTTTAAATTTATCAGTCTTTAGTTCTAAAAAAGAAAGATTTAAAAAACCTTTTGAAATAGCAAAAAAATATATAGAAATAATGATTGTTAACTATGGAGTACATATTAGAAGAACAATATGTCCAACATGGCATCCTAATCTAATTCAAAATACTAAAAATATAAGAATAATAAGATATAGAAAAAATGAATTTATAGAGGATCATTCAGATGTTTTTGAATCTATACGTGGTTCCTGTACTTTAAATTTAAACGAAGACTATGAAGGTGGAGATTTTAGGTTTTTTGGTGGTACTCTTAAAGAAACTTTAAAAACAGGGGACGCAATTATATTCCCTGCGGAGCCTATTTGGATTCATGGAACTGACCCTATAACTAAAGGAGTAAGATATTCTATAAACTGTTTTTTAGAACCTTGAGTTTTAATATCTATAATATAAAAGGAGAGATAAATGGAAAAGAAAAATAATGAGAAAGTATTTAAACTTGAAAACCACATAGGGATATTCGACAATTATATTCTGCCTAGTGATTGTGAGCTTATGATTAAATACTATAATAGTAGAGCATCATTTGGTGAAGCATACCAAAGACTTACAATGGAAAATTCTCAACCTCATCAAAAAAGAGATACCTCTATAAATGTAGATTGCTGGATAGATGACTTCAGATCTTTTTTTCTTAATTTTGATATGGCTTTACAAAGATATAAAGAAAACACCGGTATACATGAATTTTATGAAAAAGGTTTTGAATATGTTCCTATGAAGATTCAAAAAACTTTACCTAAAGAAGGTTACCATGTTTGGCATATAGAACATAATCCAAGTCCCAGATCTCTTGATAGAGTAATGGCATATACAGTTTATTTAAATGATGTAGAAGAAGGTGGTGAAACAGAATTTTTACATCAGGCAATAAGAGTAAAACCAAAGACAGGTAGAATTGTTATTTGGCCTGCTTACTATCCTTTTGTTCATAGAGGCAATCCTCCTTTGTCAGGGGAAAAATATATTCTTACTAGTTGGTTGAAAAGTAAAATTTAAGGTGAAGTATAAGAAGTAGGTCTTGCACCTAATCTAGCAATTTTTTCTGCTTCAGTTTCTGGATCTTGAAAATCAGGTGATTTGTAAACAATGTCTGCATCCCAATCAGCTTGTAATTGAGCTAAGTGTGCTGCATCCCATCTATCTATAAATTGAGATCTAAAATCTCCTAAGTTTGCTTCAGCCCAAGTCATATTTCTATTATTAGGACCTGGAACTTGTTCAACAGCATCATTATGGTCATTACCATCATCTATGAATTGAATAGCGTGAATATCATTCCATTTCGAATCATTCCAAAATGAATCATCATTGATAACATATCCTGTTGGCCATCCTTCTGCATTCATGACACTTTGATTGATGACACGTTTATCATCAAAAATTACCGACCATTTTACATTTTTATTTGCCATTGTTATTCTCCTTAAGTTTTAATTACGTACATCACTGTTAAATATGGTTGTAACACTGAAGTCGCGTCTCCTGTAAAGTTAGCACTTACGTTATGAGAGTGAGATCCGCCACCTCCAGTACTACCTGTATTACCAGGTGAAAACCCTACGTTAAAGCTAGGGTGAGCGTTAGAAGAGTTAGTTCTGTTTCCAGCGGTAGGGTGCGAGTGACCAGGCATTTCAGGGCTAGATAATGTATGCGCCGCTGCGTTTCCTGAAACGTTTCCACTTGCAGTCACAGTGTTTGCTCCACCAGTTGATGCTATTGCTTTGTTGTTAGATTTTGAAACTGCAACATTGTCTTGTAAATCAGGTACGTTAAAAGTTGATGCACCATCACCAGTTCCATAAGTAGTCGAAATAATTGCAAATAAAGCTGAGTAAGTTGATCTTGAAACAGCTGCACCATTACATTCTAAAAAACCAGTTGGTACTGAACCAGTAGACCACGGTACAATAGTACCTGTTGGAATTCCTTCGATACCTGTAAGGTTTGCACCAGAAAAATCGTATTTTGTAGCTTCGTAATTTGACATAATCTATTATCTCCTATTTCTCTGTATAAGTCCAGCCAGTAGTAGCATCACCAGAAAAAACTAATGAGAAAGCTGCGCCTTGTGTGTTAACTGTTAAATTAGATGCGGCATTAGCGATGTTAGAACTGTTTCTACCAACCACTAAAGCATTTGAATCAAAATCATAACCTTGGTCAACAAATGTAACCATGTCTCCTAAAGATGGAGACGCTGGAAGTGTAATTGTAACTCCTCCACCATTTGTATTGACTAAAAGTTGAGCACCTGCTTGAACTGTTTCTGCCGCAGATACTGCTCTCCATACTTTTTCTTCAGAACCTTTATAAACATTAGTTCCGTCAGACCATAGCTGATAAGTATGACCTTCACATAAAAGAATTCCTGTTCCAGAAGTAGTTTTAAAAGTTAAAGTATAACCTGCGTGATCACAGCTATCTAAAACTGTATATGTTTTTTCTACAGAATCTGGAATAGTAACATTAACGTTTGCAGCTAATGTACCTGTTAATTTTATTACTTCATTTTTTCCATTAGAAACTGCACCATTAGTAAAAGTTAATGCTCTGCTGGCGTTAGTTACGTTAAAAGCATCATATCCACCAATAGCTTGTTCTAATATTAATAAGTTTGTATTTGTAATTTGTCCCCAAGTTCCTGAATTTTCACCAGTTGCTTGGACTGTAAGTTTTAAACTTGCTGATGTTGAGTTAGCCATTTTTAATTCCTTATAATGTTCATATTAATATTAAATAAGGTTTGTGTCAAACCTATTTATGCAGCTACTATTTGCCATCCTGGAGGCTCTAAAGGTGCTGAACCGGTATCTACTTCATTCCAGATTAAAGCACTACCAGATCCTACTGCCATAGTCAACCCAAAACCAGTAGGAATAACGTCAATATCTGTAAAGGCTGTGACACCAGCTAATTGATTATTTAATGCAAATCCAGTTACATTAACTGGTGTATTTAAATCTACTGTAGCAGAAGCTAAAGTTATTGGTAAACCAAATCCTGTTACAGTTTTGGCACTTCCTTGACCTAAAGTACCTAAAGCGGCAATCATGAAATTGCCTGTAATCATCGCATCAGGTGCAGGGTCCACCGCACCTAAAGTAACTTGTGCTACGTTTAAAGTATTAGCTGTTACATTTGCATGTCCTTCAACTGTTTCAACCCCTAGCGTCGCTGTTAAAGCTTGGCCTGTTACACTTACAGTTGTCCATAAACCTTCTACACCCCATGAATTATCTCCCCAACCTAATCTACTCCAACCTTGAGTATTATAAGCCTCTACTGTTCCAACACTTATAGTTGCAACGTTTCCAGTCAACATTGCATCTGGACCCGCATCTACATTTGCGAGTGTGGTTGTTAATGATTGTCCTGTTGGATAAGCAACAGTAGTTGTGTGAAGTCCTACACTTGCTAGTGTAGCAGTCATTCCTATTCCTGATGGAACAGGTGAAACATTTGTAAAACCAACTGCTGAACCAGTTGCCATTGTGGCTGAAACACTTGGTGCAATAAGAGTAGCTGCAATACCCCACGCAAAAGTACCCCATGTATAATCTGCATTCCATCCACCGTTTATTTCACCAGTAGTAGTAACAGAACCTTGAGACAACGTCATGTCATCTTCAGGTGTTGTTGGAACTACAATTTGACTTGGAGCTCCCCAAGACCTAGCGCCCCATTGATCTCTACCCCAACCTAATTCAACGGTTGATGTTGAAGAAATAAATCCTATGCTGCTAGATAAAGAAAGTCCTGTAAGAGAAACGATGTTGTCTACACCTGTTCCCCAAGAACCTACGTTCCAAGTATTTTGACTCCAACCCGCCATAGGAAGTTACCTCCCTACTAGCCCGATATTCTTAGTATCGCTGCTGTTGAAGTTGCTGCTGGAAATTGAACTGTGAATGTACCAGAAGTAGCTGTCTTGTCTCCTCCAAAATCTAAAATACACACTGCTGAATTTGTAGTAGTAGATGATGTATTATAAATTAATGCTCCTCTAGCTGTTAATGTAACACCTGTAAAAGAAAGGTCGGCGAAATCAACTCTAGCAACACCTGCAGTTATAGAAGTTCCTGAGTTAACAAGAGCTCCACCACCTGCTGAATATTGACCAGAAGCACCAACTTCATTTCCTGTTGTGTAAGAAGTTGTAGCTGAGTTTAGAGTAGCGGAAGAAGTATAAAGAGCTAACTTAAATTTATCACCGCCAGAAGCTTTACCGTTGAAGTCTCCTTCTAACAATAACTTTTTAAAGTTGTTTGCGATTGCTTGTGTTATAGCCATTATGTTTCTCCTTATTTTCCTATACGAGGAACACCACTTTGATATTCGTCTCGTCTTCGTCTTCCCATTTGTTCTATAGAGAAGCCTTCTACCGCTTGTTTATACCTTCCTTCGTATAATTGCAAGAGATCATTTGGCCCCTTTAGAAAAGAAAATGCTTCTATAAGGCACGCATATAAAAGTCCGTTGGGAAAGTTCAAACTTAAATATGTTGTAGTATTTGTACTAGATAAACCCGGAGGTTTCAAGATATAATTTAATTGAAGCGTATAAGTGGCATCTGGAGTGGGAGCCACAACTATGGTATTATCGTCCCATAAGCTATAGTATTTAGGAACCCCTTGAGCATTGGTAGGGTTAAATTCAGACATAAAACTAGTGTCCCTGTACTGTAAAAAATCTCTATTATCGGCTACTCCTACACCATCAGAATCCACCACTTGTAAAGATCTTACTACTAAAGCATCTGTAGGTTCATCTATAAAACGAGTTCCTGCTATGAGCTGGGCTGTTTTATATCTTCGACCAGCATCTGTGTCCACATCTCTAAAAACTCTCCATTCAGCATCCTCTATAAAACCATTTACAATGGCATCTGTTAAAACAGTGGAAGTTACTTCTGTATAATTTCTAATTTTATCAACTAATTCTGCGTATGTCATAATTAACCTCTATCATTTATCGGTCCAATTGTACATTGAAAACCGCCTCCTTTAGCGCTTGCTGGTGCAACGCTAGCTAATTCAAAATTAAAACCTGTTTGTATTGTTGTCGTTGCAGGCATACCAGGGTTGTTTTGTGTTCTAGTATTAAGAGCTGTTATTTTAAATGCTCCAAATACTTTAGCTCCCGACTTATGAGAAGTAGCTGTTGTTGTTTTAGGAGAAACTCCTCTATATTGAGCGCTCGTTCCTCTTGTACATCCTGTTAAATTAATTCCTGAAATTCCTGAATATTTAACAACTTCATTTTCAAATTGTCCCGTAGTACTATTTATTTTTTCAATAACAATATATCCACTGGTAGGCATATCAGAAGTATAGTCTAAAGTAATAGTAGTAGCTGTGCTTGTAATATCTCCTTGTAAAACCATTCCTGATACTTGCAAAGTATCAGGGTCTACTCCACCCACAGGAGATTTAACATCTCTAAATCTTACAATATCATTTACACTCATATCTCCATTTTCAAATGCAACAGAAACTGTTGCATCTGCCGCTGCAGTTGTAAAAGGATTCTTTGGTAAAAAGTCTTCTGTTGGAAATTCTGTTCTTGCAGGTCTAGCTTGTTCTAGTCCTTGAGGATCTGCAACAAATGGTTTTGGTTCTAACTGTGGTTGCTTTCGTTCATATTCTGATGTGTGAACAAATGCACCATTCCATTCTGTAACCATTTCTCTCCATGGAAAAGCTAATCCACTTCGATCTGAAATTGCTAATGCATATTTTCCTTTTGCAAACTTTGCCATTATATCTCCGGATAATAAGTTTTAGGAGAAATATAAACACTCGCTGGTGATCCATCTTCTTGTAACGCTCTCGCTAATTCATCTTCATATAGTAATTTCATTTCTTGAACTCTTTGAGGAGCTTTTTTCTGAGCCATGTAATAAGCTAGACCTGCACACATACACGGTACAAATCTATTAACTACATCAGCCTCATTAGTATAGGCCCCTGCATCTTGAATTCTTTTTAAATAATAAAAGTACATATAATCCCCTGCTTGAGAAGAACCGGGGGTTAAATATAAAGTAACTGTAACTTTATCTATGAATCTTTGAACCCAATATTGAGAAGGTTGTCCAGTAGAAGTTTTATTTGAAAAAGCTGAATATTGTGATCTATTAATTTTAGATAAAGGTGTATCTACATTTGAAGTATTTCTATAACTAGCTTCTAAAACATCAGACGCCATATCTACAAAATTAGTTACAGTATCATTTTGAGAATGACTTGCGGCTGTTGTACCATCAACTCCTCTATCTGCTGTTGAAGAAACAATTAAATTTAAATTTGAAATAGAAGAATATTTTATAACCTCTGAATTAATTCTAATTTTACCTGAAGCAGGCATCTGGGCTACAGTTTCTACAGGGATAGTTAAAGCTGTAGAATTAATAGCTGCAGTTAAACTTGAAGTAACTCCATCTGCGTCTCCATCAGAAGGGGCTCTATAAATAGTATATGTATTTTGATCACTAACTAAACTAAAAGCATGACTATCTACTTCCCAAAAATGAACACCTCTATTCTGCCATTCTTGAAATAGAATATTTAAAGATCTTCTTGCCGATCTTAAATCATTACCTGAATAATCAAAAAAACCTAATCTTTCAAAAGCTTCAGTAATAACATCATCGATCGAGAAAGTTTTCTCGAATGTACTTGTGCCAGAAAAAGCCACTTAGTCCTCCTAATTACTGTTACCGCCACTATGAAAAACTGTAGCACATAAAACTTGTTCAGTGGTAAACGCTGTATATAATTTTTCTTTACATAGAATAGGTTGAGGAAAATTAATTGTAATAGATTCCGCCACAGCAGGTGTTTTAACTTTAAACTTTATTGTTCCACTACTGCTTCCATCACGAATTACAAAATCTCCAGCTACTCCTAAACTATCAAGATAAACTCCATACACTCTTGTTCTTCCCACTTGGACTGTAGTTCCTTCGGTGTCAACATAAGTTGAAGTTATGTTAGGTGATTGTATTGTCATTATTTTTTCTCCTTAATTCTTTAATTAAGGTGCTCCCGAAAGAGCACCTTAAAATTTATTATTACGCTATTGTTGCGATTGGTGTACTTAAACATTCTACTTTCCAAGTAGAGTTTGTTCCATCATCCGTCATACAAGTAATCGTACATCTTGCATTAGCAACAGTTGAGTTCACCCATGTTAAAGTGTCCCCTGCAACATCCGAAGCCGGATTCGCAGCAGTTCCATCCATAAGTTCTAATGCACCAAAAAAGTTTGATACACCAGAGCCAGGTAATACAAATGTAGTTGTAGTACCACCACCAACTGCAGTAGTTAAAAAGAAATGATACTGAGTACCAACATTATCTGTGCTAAGTGCCGGCATATTAACAACATTGTTTCCAGTTCCATTCACAACAAATGTAGTTCCAGATTCTTGTCTTGTTAATGTATCAGTTGTTCCACCTGCAGCAGTGAAAGTTGAATTATCAACTGACACTCTGAAGTTAGGTCTTACATTGTAATCTGCCTCAACAGTTACAGCTCCAGTAGTTGCGTTTTTAGATATTGTTTCAAATCCATTATCCGAACGTACTGGTCCATTAAACGTAGTATTTGCCATAATTATATCCTCCTAGTTTTCCGAATACTGTCTCTAGGCCGTCGACTATACGCGTCAGTATTCTAATTAATTGTATAGTAAAATAGTTATAGCTTAGTTTTAAGTAGAGCGCAAGAGGGCGTATGATGTGGATTGGATTTTTCCAACGATGTAGCTTTTTATTAAGTAGCTACGGAAACTTGTGGAGCAGCGTCTTCCACTTTATT